GTGCAGCGGTCGGGGCTTTGTCTGCGGCCAGGTCAACACCCGGAGCTTCCGCCATCACCCGCACATTACCGTCTGCCAGGAACTTGTTCAGTGCGTCCGTCCCTTCCGATACTTCCGCCGGGCCGAACACACTCATAATTTCCCGGTGGTCGGTGTCACGGGTCTTATCATTCCGGGCAAAATCCAGCATCTGCCCATCCGGCAGGATGTATCCGGCCCGTTCAAATTCACTCGTCGTGCCAAACTGCTCCACGGCCAGCTGACGGCGATACTTCGCCGCACCGCCTGCTTCCTTTGCTTTGGCATCATAGACAGCCTGCTGTTTCTGCTTCTGTTCATTTCTCTGGGTTTCCAGCTTGGCATTGGCTTCCCGCAGTGCATTATTCACTTCACCGATTCGGTTTTCAAGCTCTGCACCACGCTGGTTAAAGTCCTTTCGCTTTGCAAGATACGCCTGGTATTCTTCACTGGCCTTAAACTCCTTTGCCTCGGCAGAGAACAAACCCAGAGATTTTCTCTTCGCTTCAATCTCCTTTACCTCGGCGCTGTTCAGCCAGTTTGTTCGCTCTGTTTTCAGGGCGTTTTGCTGGTGTTCCAGTTCCCGACTTTCTTTTTGAAGTGCCGCCAATTCATCCACGGTTCCAGCAGAGCCGTCACTCAGCTGGAACCGCACCGATTTCTTCACAGGTTCGCTGTTTCCCTTGCTTTCGGCATTTTCTTGTGCTATACTATTTTTAGCAGGAAAGCTCGGGCGTTCACCGCCCTCCTCGGTTTTGAGTACCGTGTCAGCGCTTTCCTGATAAATAGAACCCTCCGACCCTCTGCTCCCCGAATCTTCGGATTCCATGTGGGCTTTGCCGGAGGGTTCCGTAAAACCTCCTTGCAGACTACTCCTTGAATCTTTGGATTCTACGTGGGTACGCATGGAGGTTTTATTATTTGTAGATTTTATATCTACAATATCATAGAAAATCTCCCGGTCATTTGCTTTGAAGGCAGTCAGAACATCAGCTTCATAGGCATTCTGCCCAACCACAATTTTGATTTTTCCACGGTTGAATGCTTCCGCATTCTTGTGGTTTGCAGGTTCTCTGTAGACTTCATCTGCGGTTTTAATAATTTCATCCAGATTTGCAGCCATCCGCATTTTATCTGCATACGTTTCTTCGTTCGTTCTCTGAAGCGCCATTGTAGATTTAGAACGGACAAACTCACTTCTTCCATCTTTATGGTTCAAAATTGTCCAGCCGTTCCGCTCAAAGCCATTCGGATACCGTTCTTTGATGGCCTGCTTCACTACGGTTTTCCAATCTTCCTGTGGAACACCGTTCAGGATATCTTCATCAATTTTGATGTAGCTCTCTCCGTCGGCATCCTTCTGGATCGAAAAACGAATATTGCGTCCTTCCGCCGCGCTCTCTGTCTTGAGGGCAGCGGCGTTTTCTTTTGCACTGCGCAGGTTGTCCATAGCCTTTTCAGCGTGGGCAAAGTATTCGTCCTGTAAAATTTTGCGCTCGTTCTCGGCCAGGCGCTGGGCCTTCAGGGCAGCCCGGTTGTCGGGGTCAAGGGTCAGTACTTCCTTGGCCCGGCTGATGATGCCGCCCAGCATCTCCTTCACCCGGTTCATCACGGTGCGGATGGTTCCGGCCCTGCCGCTGTTCTTCTCGGCCTGCCCGCGCTGGAACTCTACCCAGCGCTTGAAATCGGATTCATTGGAGAAGATGCCCCGCCAGGCATCGCCCACCAGCTCCTCGGCAGCTTCCTCATAGGTCAGGTTCTGCTGGGCATAGTCGGTCATCTTCTCCCGGATCATCTCGTCCACGGTCTCAAAGCCGCTGCTCCTGGCCAGATACAGCAGGGCATGGTCCTGCAAAGTCTTTGCTCCCTCGCTGTCCAGTGCGTTGTACCAGTGGTAGTCCTCGTGCAGCACCGTGCCGAACGTATCCTGTGTACTGTCCCCAAAGAAGATCCGGGCCGTCTCCGTGTCCACATAGGCCCGCACCCGGCTGTCTGCCTGTCCCGCACCGTTCTGCAGCACGTTTTTCAGAACCGCCGTGGTGCCGGTTGCCGCCGCGTTCAGCTCGATCACCTGGCTGCCAGCATCGCTCGTGTTGCGCAGGGTTCCCTTGTAGATGGTCTCACCCCTGCCCGTCAGGCTCTGTTCCGTCAGAGTGCCGCCCAGCTGGCTCTTGGCCCACCGGGTCTCTGCCGCATCCCTGCCGTAGGTGTAGGCGATCTCCAGCGCGTTCCGGCCCTTGAGGTTGCCCAGCACATAGTTCACGTTGGCCGCCATGCCGCTGCCGGTGCCCGCCAGCTCCAGCGCCTGGTCAAAGGTCTTCACGTCCTCCATCTGGCCCAGCCGGTACAGAGTGGATGCTGCCGCCGCATAGCGGTCACTGTCCACGCCTTCCGGCTGTTTCCGGCTGATCTCCTGCGCTGCCTTTTCGCCCACCTTCCAGCTCCGCAGCACCTGCTCCGTCCGGGCCTGCTTCTGGCCTTCCGTCCTCGGTGCTTCCATGCCGTAGGTCTCCCGCATCGGGCTGTTGCTGCTGTCCATCCCGTCAAGGGTGCTTTCTTCCACAGGGACCGACTGCATCACAGCCTGCCGGTCAGCTCCATTCTGCTCAGTCAGCTCAACGTTTCCCGTCCTGTCAAGGGTCCCCATACTAGGGGGACTGTCAGCGCTTATGCGCTGACTGAGGGGTTCTGCGCCGTCCGCCGCTGTTTCCGTGGAGCTTTCCACACTTTCCCCAGCGTTCTCAACCATCGCCTGTCGGTTCGTGGCTGTTTCTGCCGTGTGTACCGCAGGGTCATCGTTCACCTGCGTCTCGTTCACAATGCCGCTGCCCTCAGCCGCAGGGCCCGCCACTTTCAGGTCAGCAGAGCCTTTTTCGGTTCCATCAGACTCCACCGACATGCCAAGGGCTAACGAGTTGCGGCTCCCAGCGTCTACTTCACTTCGCTCGTATCCTGCTGGCCGCTGCCCCAACACCTCCTCCCTGTTTCCGCCACTGGCGGCGGTCGTCGTCGTTGCCCTATTAGGGGGGCTGTCAGCGCTCACGCGCTGACTGAGGGGTTCCGGTTCCCGCGCCAGCTCCTCCCGGCGCTGGTGTTCCTTCAGCGCCTGCTCGTATGCATCCTGCGCGGCATACCGCTCCACGTTGCCCCGCAGGCTGGAATCTCCCGCGTTCATCCTGGAAAGCCCTGTACCCACAGCGCCGCCCAGTGCACCGGACGCGCCGCCGGTCAGCCCCGCTTCCAGCGCCTGAACCAGCGTGTCCGTGGTAAACATGGTCTGGGCAGCTTCGCTGTCTCCCAGGGCCGCATCAATGGCCTTGTCGGCGTAGGTCTCCACAAAGGCCTGCACGGCGTTGTCAATGCCGCCGGAAATGGCGTTGGCAACTGCCGGGTGTGCCGCCGCAAAGGCCGAATCTCCAGCCAGCGCCCGGATCTTGTCCGCCACAGCACCCGCCACGGAATTTCTGGCGTAGTCCGCGCCCATGGTTCTTGCCAGATCAGCCGCACCCACGCTGTTGATGGCCCATCCTGCGCCAAACTTGGCCACGCCGCCCACCAGCGCCTTGCCTGCGCTTTCGCCCTTGGCCGCGCTCTTGCCCATGGCATCCGCAGCGCCCTGGGCACTCAGCACCGGCAGCACCGCCGCCGGATTGATGGCAGCCACGGCAAGGTTCTCAGCCGCGCTGGTCGCCACGCCCTGCACGGTCCGCTGCACATCGGTCAGGCCGCTCTGGGCCGCGCCCGTCAGCTGCTGGCCCCGGTTGTACAGCTGGTAGCCCACGCTCTTCTCCGTGTCGATGCCACCCTTTGCTTCCGTTCCGGCAATGCGGCTGCGCATGTCCTCGATCTCCTGCCGGGTAAATCCCTGCTGCAACAGGTCGCCGGTGCTGTACTTGGGCTGGTAGTCCATGTCAGTTTCCATCAGCTGGTCATACAGGTTCTTCTCGCGGGGGTTCCGGGCAAGCTCTGCTTCCAGTGCTTTCCGGTTCTCGCTGCTCTGCCGGATGTTCTTTCCGGCCTGCACCAGGTACTCCGCACCCATCAGCGGGGCAGCGGCCACGGTGTCCGCAACGCCGCCCACGGTGTTTGCCGTCCGCCGGGCCAGCTGCTTCCACTCCGGAATTTCTTCCATAGTGTCCAGATACTCCCTGGCCTGCCGGATCTCCGTGTCCGTGTACCCCAGCTTTTTCAGGTCCTCCGTGCTGTAGGTGTTGCCCACCTTCCCCTTGATTCCCGTGGTGCGGAAGGGGTCGATGCTACCATCCCCGGCGCTGGCCCCGTTTCTGCTGGTGCCGGTCTCGGCATAGCTGGTATAATTGCTCTTCTTTTCCAGCAGCTTGTTCACAAGCTCCTGATTCCGAGGCTGGTCAAACCACTGGTTGGCCTGGTCAAAGTCGTCCGGCTGGCTGTACTCCGCATAGCTGTTCTTCAGCTTCTGGGCCTGCTGTCCGTACCACGTTCCCAGAGTATTCCCCGCCGGGCTCACTGTCACCTTCTGCCGGTTCAGCTCGTCGCTCCGGCTGTCCATGGCATCCGCAAAGCCCAGGTTGTTCCTTGTCCGGTAATCCTCCAGCGCCGTGGAATACAGGTCGGTGCCCCCAGCCGCAGCCACCCCCTTGGCTCCCCTATCAGGGGAGCTGGCGCGGAGCGCCTGAGAGGTTCCTGCCCCGTCAGCAGCATCTGCGGGCTGAGAGGGCGTGCTTGTACGCAGTGCCCGAACCCGTTCTGCCGTCCACTTGCCGCTTTCCTCATCCTTTTTTGCCGTTTCAGAGGGGTTGCTTTCCCGCAAAGCCCGAACTTTCTCTGCTGTCCATCCCATTATTCCACACCTGCCTTTTCCAATGCTTCCGAGATCTCTTTGTCACTGTATCCGTTCTGGCTCATAATGTTTGTAATTGCCCAGGCGCTGTAACCACGCTTTGCATACCTCTGAGCCAGAAGTGTGCCGGTGTCACTGCTCTTTTCTGTGCTCTTCGTCTTCGGCACCGGATAGCCAGCATCTGCAAGGATACCGTCATACCACGTCGTATCCCCACCCTTTGCAGCAACACTTTCGCGGTCTTTCATCAGGTTGCGCAGTTCGCTTTTCGACCACTCGCTGCTCTGGCGGTAATAGCCTCTCGACCCGCCGGAACCGGTCGCTGCTCTCTTTGCCAGCGCCGCCGAGAGTGCTCTCTGGGTCAGGGTGTTGTAGTCGCCCGCTGCATTGCTGTCCAGCCCGTACATCTTCAGCAGGTTGGCCGCTGCTTCCTGATTTCCGCTTGCCACCAGAGAAGCCGCGGTGCTCAGAACACCGGCCTGGTCGTCCCGGGTCACCGGTGCGCCGGTGTAGTTGGCAAAAGCGTTTGCGTTCAGGCCGTACCGGTTCAGCACGTCGCTGGCCGCATCCCCGGCGCCCTGGGTGTACAGGTTGAACGCCTTCTGGTAGGCGTTCAGGGCATCGCTCTGGTCGGTGCGGTTCTTGTTGTATTCCCACTGTTCCCGGGCAAAGTCATTTTCCCACTGCTGCTGTGTGTACCCCTTGTACCCATCGTAGGCCGTCAGGGCCGCCGAGCCGATGTTCTTTACCGTGTTCCAGAGGTTGTTCCAGTAATTGTCGTTCTCGTTCCGGGCCTGTTCGCTCTGGTTGGCAAGGAAATTCTGCCACGCCGTGTGGCTGGCAAAGTTGCTGCCGTAGGCACTGCGGTCCAGCGCCTCGGTGTTGGCCATGCCGGAAAGGGCACTCAGCAGGTCGTTCTGCTGGTTCTGGTATTCGCTCAGCGCCTGGCCTCTCAGGCCGGGTACCGCATTGTCAATGCCGCTCAGCGCCTGCTGCTGGCCCTGCTTTGCCACGCTGTCGGCGTAGCTGCTGCCATACCCGCCCGCCAGCATCGCCGCGTTGGCCTGGGCGTTCTCCGCGCTGGCGGCAGCATTGGCCTGGGCCTGGGCGCGGTACTGCTGGTAGGCTTTGCTGCCGGTGTCCCAGTCGAACCCGCTGCCGATCTGCCCGGTCAGGCTGTCCATTGCGTCCTTGTTCCGGCTCACATAGTCCGCCGGGCGGTTGGCATTCCATTCCCGCTCTTCCTGTTCCGCCTGGTTCTTTCTCCGTAAGGTATCAAATAACATGTCGTTCTCCTTTTCTTCTGCCACACACCGGTCTTCAGATCACGGCAAACGCTTTCAGCACCCACGGCAGCAGCTGTGCGCCGACCTGCAAAACGTTCCCCCAGAAGTTGGTGTTGTTCGCATCCTTCTTCTGGTTGGCCCCCACCGCGTTGCCATATTCGGTCTGGGCACTGTTCAGCTGACCATAGTAATTGTTCAGGCGGGTGTTGTAAGCATCCTGCGCCAGCTTTTCCTGCTGCTGCAAAGAGCTCAGCCGGTTGCTCAGATCACTCTTCTTGGTGGCATATT